CGACCCGACTGTGCGGAAGTGCGCGGCCATCGGGCCGACGCAGATGAGGAAGCTCCTCCAGCTGACGGAGGCGACCTCGGACGACTACGTGAACGCCAAGGCACTGGCGAACACGGGGTACGTCGAGAACTGGATGGGGTACGACTGGGTCGTGTCCACCCTGCTCACCAAGCCCACTCCAGGGACCGACATCCGGTGCCTCTTCTTCACGCAGCGGGCCTTGGGTCTGCACGTGGCGAAGGACATCTGGACGCGCGTGGCGGAGGACCCCTCCATCAGCTTCGCGTGGCGTATCTACTCCGCTCTCACCATGGGTGCGATGCGGGTTGAGGACGAGCAAATCGTCCAGTGCTACCTCGCGGATAGCCTCTAGTCCGCACTGGGGACCGGCCTGCTTACCTCCTCCAGCGGCCGGTCCCCAGGTTTTTTTATGGAGAATTAAATATGCGCCTCTGGCAACTTCCGGGCGACAACATCACCTCCGACAACGTGGACTACTCCACGGCCACACCAGCCTCTGGCCTCACGGTGAACGAGAACCAGTACCTGATGGCGGTGGGAGACAACGTCCTGAAGTATCGCCAGGACGAAATCCTCGACACCATCGAATGGCTCAAGAATGAAGCCTCCGCCCAGATGGAGACCGCTGCATTTCCTCGCCCTGCCTACGGGGCAAACGGAGGAGCTACCCTCTTCCGCACCTCGCTCATCGCAACCTCGTTCGGGCAGAAGTACACGTTCACGCTCGTCACCGACACCGACCTCACCTCGAACCCCATCACCGACGAGAACTCGGTCTACTGGGGGTACTCGGTCGGGACGGCGGGGCTCGACGTGAACGACGTGGCGAAGATGGGCTCCGGTGGTTTCGACCGGGCGTTCGAAGAGATGAAGCAGTATTACATCCAATCCGACCAGGCATCCTCATGAACACACTTCTCTGGAGTGCATTCGTCAACCTCCGTGCCAATGGCATTGCGGCTGCTACGGCGCGGACCACCATCGCCACCATGGTTCAGCAGGACTCTGCTGACCAGTCGGCAGCCATCGCCCGAATGACGGCGCTGGATGCAGCGATGACTACTCAAGCAGGGCTGGCAGTGGGCTCTCGGGCTTCTTGGTACATCCCGAACAGCTACGGTCAGCTCGGGAATCACCTGTAATGAATTCCTGGAATCTGTCCTGGCTGTGCAATCTTCGGGCAGCGGGCATCGTCTGGGCGACCGCCAAGGCGACTGTCCTCACCGGGGTGGCAACCGACCAGACGGTGGCAGGGCTGGCCTGTGAGGCGGCCAAGGCCGACATCGAGACGCTTGCGGCGCTTGCCTACGGAGCACGGGCAGGGAACGTAGCGGATAGCATCGGGTACTGCGCCAACAGCCCGGGACAGACCTACGCAGACATCTAAATGGAACTCAAGAACTTCGCGGCGCCTGTCAGAACCGAAGGCTCGGACAACGACATCCGCTACGTGGTTCTGAGGCTACGGCAAGGGATGCCCTGGGAGAAGGCGGTTCTCGGGGCTTTCCCCCCAATCGACCCGTACTGGTTCGAGCACAATCGGAAGTACATTGTTGAGCAAGTCGCAACAGACCGTTGGAGGAGGAGAGCATGAGACCGTTGGTAAACAACCGTCAGAAGACGGAAGGCAACATGGATGACGTTCAGCGGGTCATCAAGAACCTGAACGATGGGATGGTCTGGGACACGGCCAAGCACCATGAGTCGTTCATGGTCGTGAACGATGACTGGTACGAGAAGAACAAGGAACTCATCCTCAAGTGGAAGGACACCGGCATTCCTGTTCCGGATGACATGATTACCAATCGGGTGGTGAAGCCTGCCCCGATGAGTGTCGTCGCCGAGAACGGGAAAATCTGGGGCGTCTACCGGAATGCCGACGGCACCATCTACCGTGAGGAAATCAAGGAGAAGTCCAAGGACGACGTTCCTGCTCCTCCCCCTGACGCCGGTCGGTTGATGACCGCCGAGGTGAGGAAGAAGTAATGGCTTCAACCCCGGGTACCAAGACCGACTGCGAGTTCGATGCGCTCCGCACGGCGGGGTACACCGGGTCTCTGCAGGACATGGAGCTGGCGTGGCTCCAGAACAACGGGGCCACGTCCAACCAGCTCGGAGACGCCTGGGAGGAGTTCCTCGCTGCCCAGGGGTTCACCTCTGGCGACCGCTCCGACGATGAGCGCGACTACTATTTGAGCGTCATCCTGGTGGCTGACCGGGATGGGGAAACGCTGATGGACCTGCGACGTGAATACTGGTGTGGAGGCCACAACCCTCCGTAGGAGACGTAATGAATAACTTGGCGTGGACTGTTCTTACCAATCTCGTCGGGAACAGCATGGCCTTTGCAGATGCCAAGGCATTCGTTCTCGCCTACTACGTTCTGCCCGGAGACCAGGCAGCGGCGGCCACTCTCATCGACAACGCTGAGACGGACATCGAGACCCTCGCGGGCGATGCGCCTATCGACCGAGATGCGTCCTGGTACCAGATTAACGGCCCCTACCAGGATGAGCTTCCCAGCAACGCCGGGCAGCCTAACCCGTCCTACACCGGAGCGGACGTCGACAAGGTCCTGACGGTCGGTGCGACGGGTCTGGTCTTCACGACTGGCGGTGGCGGTGGTGGCCTGGCGGGAGTTGGGGCGTTCGACACCACCCCAAACGCTGATGGTCTCTCAGTCACTGGTTCGGACGTTTCGCTTTCAGCGGCAGACGCGACGCACCCTGGTGGCGTGGCAGCGGCTGACCAGGACTTCGGAACCTTCACCCGAACCATCGCCGGAATTGTGTTGAACGCTCTCGGCTTCGCCGGTCTGGGTCGAGGCATCACGTTGAACACGGGTTGTTATATCGGTGAGTTCGGGGGAAACACTAATCTCGGTTACAACGGTGCGGCAGCGGGACATCTCCAAATCTCTGACGGATTTGGTGGAAATACTCTGGACCTGGGTCGGCAGGGCGGGAAAACCACTCTGGATTTGAGTGGAGGCACTGACACCACTGCAATCAAGCTGAAGTCTCCGGACGGCACTGTCTACACCGTAACCATCGCCGACGGTGGGACCTGGAGCATTGTCTAAATGGCTTCTCAGGTCGACATCTGCAATCTGGCTCTGGGCCAGATTGGGGCCGACTTCATCACCTCCCTGACCGACCCGACGCTCAACGCGAACCTCTGCAATATTAATTATCCTCTAGCCCGGGACGCGGTGCTGGAGGACCGGGACTGGACCTTCGCCACCAAGGAGGTCCAGCTCGTCGCTATCGACCCCACCACGGTGGTCATGCCTCCGGAGTTCGGACGTGTTTACGCTCTGCCCGACCAGTGTCTTGTTCTCATTTACTGCTTTATTCCCAGCGCCACCGCCTTCCCCGACGGAGCGCTCATCAACATCGACCCTACCAGCGAGCAAGCCGTCACCCGACCCAGCTGGAATCGGTTCGAAGACAAAATCTTCAGCAACACCTCCACCCTCTACGCCCGGTACCTGAAGCGCATCGAGAACCCGGCGGAGTTCACCACCCAGTTCATCCAGTGCCTGGCGACCCGTCTGGCTTTCGAGCTGGCGATGCCCATCACCAACAAGGTCGAGCTTCAGGAACAGAAGTGGAAGGAGTACCAGCTCAAGTTGACCTCGGCGTCCATTCGTGACGGCCGACAGGGGACGCCTCAGATTCTTCAGGCTTCGAAGCTCACGCAGTCGAGGTACTAGTGCCCTTCTACCCGTACCAAGGCAGCTTCGCTGGCGGAGAGATTTCGTCTCGTCTCTACGGGCAGACCAGCTCGCCCTGGTACAAGAACGGGGTGGAGTTCTCCGAGAACTTCCTCCATCTTCCTCAGGGTCCGGCACGGTACCGGATTGGGTCTTCCTTCCTCACCCCGGCAGCCCAGAACGGGAACATCAGGCTCATCCCGTTCAACGTTATCGGTCCGGCGGGGAGTCAGTCCACTCCGGACTTTTGCCTGGAGTTGACCGCTGGAGAAGCCAGACTGCTGAACGATTCGGGTGTCGTTCAACTCTCTGCCAGCGGTCAGCTCCTCCTGAACAACGACTTCACCGGGGGCACGGCGAACTGGACGACTCAGGGCGGCTACACCTACTACGACTGGATGGGGAGCCAGGCACAGGTCACCCTCATCATCCCGGAATGGGACTCGGGTGGCGGAGATGGGGGAGGGCCGATTCCGAAGCCTCCGCTTCCTCCACCGGTCGTCTCTCCGCGCATCTGGCAAAAGCTCACGGCGGTCGCTGGCGGGAGCTACCGACTCCAGGTCAGCTTCCCTCCGCTCTCCACGGCGCAGCTGGGGCTCTACACGCCGAAGCAGGTGACCATCCGCGTGGGGACCACCCTGCACGCAACGGACATCTACACCAGCGCTGGTCACTACAACGATTCGGTGGACGTGAACATCACGGTCCCGGGACTCAGCTCGGATGTGTACGTCGAGTTCGGAATGACGGGCGGTCCGCTCACCTATGCCGAAGCGGTGACGGTCAACTTCCCTCGGCTCAGCAGTGCTTCCACGGGTGATGCAGTCCTCACCGGTCAGCCCTGGACCGAGGACATGCTCCCCGGAATTCAATACGCTCAGGACATCAAGTACGGGATGGTCCTGGTCCACCCGCTGATGCCTCCCCAGAAGGTCATTTACACCGGAGCGGGTTTCAGCATCGCCCCCATCGTCTTCACTGACCCGCCTGCCGATTGGGTTACCGGCAACTACCCGTCTTGCGTGGACATCTGGCAGTCGCGCCTCTGGTTGGCCAACACCCCGGATGAGCCCACCACGATGTGGGCATCTAAGGTGAACAACTACGTCGTCTTCACCGCTGGGACCAACCCGGACGACCCCATCGAGCTGACTCTTGCGACCAAGGGCTCCATCAAGTGGATTCGTGGCAAGCAAAGTTTCCTTATTGGTACGGAGCTGCACGAGGATGTGGTGGTGTCGGCTACTCAGGTTGTCTCGTCGCAGGATGCGCAGCTCATTCGGCAGAGCGGGTACGGGTCGGCTCCGATTCAAGCGCAGGAGATTGGAGACCAAGTCCTGTTCGTGAGCCGGGACCAAATCAAGCTGCGCAGCTTGAACTTCAATTTTGACACCCAGGCTTGGTTGGCCCACGACATCTCCTACTTCGCGCAGGGCATCACTCTTCCTGGCATCACCGATGTGGCGTATGCCCGAGACCCTGACAACACCGTCTTCGTATTAATTACGGACGGCACCATGCGGATGTGTACCTACGACCGCTTGGCGGAGGTCACTGCCTGGTCCCGCTGGCGTACTCAGGGGCAGGTGAAGGCTATCTGCGCCACCATCGACCCCACCGGAACCACCATCTGGCTGGCGGTGAACCGGAACGGAACGACCTTCATCGAGCAGATTCCCCCCTTCACGGTCCAGACGCCCATCTACCTCGACTCCTACGTGGAGGCGGTCCCGACGGTCTACACGCCCGTGGGAGAGACCACTAACCGGCTGTCCATTCCTGCCGGTTCCCACCTGGAAGGCTTCCTGGTAGGGGTGGTGGTGGACGGCTCCTACTACGGGCAGTACCCAGTCGCGGGTGGCCTGGTAGATATTCCGTTCGGTGGCTCGACCGCGACCCTGGCCCAGGTGGGTCTGGTCTACACTGGGACCATTCGAACGTTACCGCTGGACGGCGGAGTGATGTACGGGTCTTCCGCTGGTCTCAAGAAGAGTCGGACCAAGATTTACCTCCGACTCCTCCCGGGGAGCGTCATCCCGTCTATGAACGGGCAGATTCCAGCGAGCCGGTTACCATCCACCCCGATGAACACCAACGCTCCCATTCCCGATGAGGACTGGGACCAGCGAGTGACCAACGTCGGGTGGGACAACTACGGTAGAGTCACCATCATCCAAAACATTCCGTTCCGATGCGACGTAGCTGCAGTGTTCGGGCGCGCGGAAGTCGTCCAGAACTAGGTAATTAATATGCCTGTAGTTTTCGGAGCGATAGCAGCGGCAGGGGCTCTCGGGTCCCTGTTCGGTGGCATCTTCGGCGGGAGCGCCAAGAAGGATGCCATGTACGCTGGTGCTCAGCTGACGGATGAGCAAGCACAGGAGACCGAGCTACAGACCCGGGAACAGGTCCGTCGCTTTGACCTGGAATCGGGTCAGAAGATTGGTGGTGCTCGGGCAGCGGTCGGCGCCTCTGGGTTTGCTTCCGGCGACGGGATGGGTCACACCACCGGGTCGATGAACAAGTACGTGGACTTCCTCTCCAGCGAGCTGGGGAAGGAGTCTTCGTGGATGCTCCGCTCCGGTCTGATGAGCGCAGAGTTCCAGCGCAAGGCGGCTGACGTGCAACGGCAGTCGGCGGACGCGGGTCTCTGGGGTGACGCGCTCAGCGGAGTGAGCGGGTTCCTCGGTGGTCTCGGAAACGCGGGCAACATTGCCTTTGGGAAACCGTGAAACTACCTGAGTTCCAGACCGGACCGACCCAGTCGGTTCGGGGCATCGAGGAGGCGCGGGACGCGCTCATCCAGCTCGGCCACAACCAGGAGCGTGCCTGGCAGGCCGGAGGCCAGGTCGCGTCGACCGTGGGCAGCTGGGGCCTAGAGATGGCCCGGTCACAGTCTCAGGTTCAGCACGCGGAAGCTCTGGCTACCTTGGCTGAAGCGGACGCCAAGGCCACTCGGGAGAATGCGCAGAAGGTCATGTACTCCACCAAGGAGGTGGAGGACCTCTACCCCGAAGGTGTTCCCGATGACGTGAAGCAGCGCGTCGGAGGTTTATACAGGCAGCAGGGTGAACCGGAAACCGGGGAGATGACCCAGGTTGAGAGGAATGACATTCCCGCCTGGGCCATCAACCCGGAGCGGTACAAGAAGAAGATGGACCTGGCGGTCAAGGAAGCGGGTGACAGAATCTCCCTTCCCGGGTGGAAGGACTCTTTCGTTCGTGAAGCCTCCAAGCAGGTTGCAGTCGAGTACCAGAAGCATGTGGCGGTGGCGCAGAAGGAGATGACGGACTGGAAGAACGCCAAGCTCGACAACACCGCAATCAAGCTCGCCAACAGCGGGAACTTCGATGCGGCCAAGGGCATCGTCAAGCTGATGGACCTCCCTGAGCCGAAGCGGGAGGAGCTGCTCCAGAAGTACGACCGAGCGCAGTCGTTCTACCAGGTGAACAAGCCGCAGACCGAGCAGGACCTGGTGGGGATGTCGAACATCATCGAGGGGCTGAAGTCGAATGAGCCCAAGTTCGCCTACACCAACGGTAAGGGAGAAGTGCAGAACGTTGACGTGACAAACCTTTCTGAGCAGGAGCGGAGGGGGCTGGTCAAGGAGATGTCCAGCAACCTCCGTGTCCTGCAGAACGTGGATGAACGGCAGGCGAAGAAGGAGCAGCAGGCACGGAACTGGAGCTACGAATCTCAATTCCTCGATGCCTACACGCGCGGGGATATGAATACTGCGAAGCGGTTGGTGACTCAACCGTTGCCAGGGGTCGACCCTGGCCTCCGCAAGCAGCTCATCGGGATGCTGGAGAGCGCCAACCGACCGGTCAAAAGTCAGACGGAAAAAGATGA